GTGTACGCAGACTGCGGGATATCCGGGACAGGGACGGCCAGGCGCGGCGAGTTCTTAAGGATGCTCGCCGACTGTGAGGATGGAAAGATTGACATTATCCTGACAAAATCCATCAGCCGCTTCGCAAGGAACACGGTCGACCTTCTGGAGACGGTCAGGCATTTAAAGTCCCTCGGCATCGAGGTGCGGTTCGAGAAGGAACACATCAATTCGCTCTCGGAGGACGGGGAGCTGATGCTCTCGCTCCTGGCGTCCTTTGCGCAGGAGGAGAGCCGGAGCATTTCAGAAAACAGTAAATGGGGAATCCGCAGAAGGTTCCAGTCCGGCGAGATCGGGACGGCAAATAAGCACATCCTCGGATACAGGTATGATGAGGAAAAACAGAAATACATCATCATCCCGGAGGAGGCGGAGGCCGTCCGGCGGATATTCGCCATGTACCTTGAGGGGCGTTCCCTGCGGGAGATTGCAGAAACTTTAAACAGGGAAGGGCTTGTGACTGTAAAGGGGAATGCCTTTACGGAAAATTCCCTGAATGTGATGATACGCAACGAGGCATATGCCGGGGATATCCGGCGGCAGAAATGCTTCATGGAAGATCCTGTCACAAAGAATAAGGTTCCGAACAGGGGGCAGCTGCCGCAGTATTACATGCCGGACTGCCATGAGGCAGTCCTGGACCACGGGACATGGGAAAAGGTGCAGGCAGAAACCAGAAGGCGTGCAGAATCCTCAAATCCGGTTTACCCTTTTACCGGAAAGATACGCTGCGGCATCTGCGGGAAGGCGTTTACACGGAGGAAAGGGACTGTAAAAGGGAAAACCTATGTACACTGGATATGCCGCGCCAAAAAGGAAACGGGCATGAGCTGCACCAGTGTGAATTTCAGCGAGGATGATCTGGAGCGGATAGCGGCGCAGACGCTGGGGCTGGATGTGTTTGACGGTGAGGGATTCGGAAAGGCTGTCAGGGATGTCACCGTCATGGAAAGCGGAGACATCGAATTCCGGCTTATCAGCGGGAAAACGAAGGTCTGGAAGAACCTGCATCTGGACCCGCCGAGGCACATCGCAACGGTCACGGACTGTTTTCAGGGAAAGATACTGTGTGCCGCCTGCGGGAATACTTACCACCGCGTGAACAGTGCGGGGAAATGGGTGTACTGGTATTGCATCGGCAAGAAAAGGAAGGGTGCAGGATGCCATAACCCGAACTGCACCGATTACAAGCTGAGGCAGGTTTCCGCGCATATGATAGGGCTGGAGGAATTCAGCGAAGCGGAATTTGAGAAGCGGGTGGATGGCATCACGATACTGGAGGATGGCAGCATGGAATTCCATTTTAAAGAAGGGAGGACAGAGCGGTGGCAAAGGTAATCACGATACCCGCTACACGGAGCAGATATACGGCGGCTCCGATCAGCAGCAGGGAAAAGCGGAAAGTTGCGGGCTATGCCCGTGTCAGCACAGACCATGAGGAACAGCAGACCAGTTACGAGGCACAGGTGGATTATTACACGAATTACATAAAGGGACGCGAGGATTGGGAGTTTGTTTCTGTATATACGGACGAAGGCATCAGTGCGACTTCCACAACGAAGCGCAGCGGTTTTAACCAGATGGTGGCGGACGCCCTGGACGGCCGCATCGACCTCATCATCACGAAGTCGGTGAGCCGTTTTGCAAGGAACACGGTGGACAGCCTGACCACTATCCGGAAACTGAAGGAACACAAAGTGGAGTGCTATTTTGAAAAAGAAAATATCTGGACATTTGACAGCAAGGGCGAGCTGCTCCTTACCATCATGTCCTCGCTTGCGCAGGAGGAGAGCCGCTCCATTTCAGAGAACGTCACATGGGGGCAGCGGAAACGGTTTGCAGACGGCAAGGTTACGGTTCCGTTCAAGCGGTTTCTCGGCTATGACCGGGGCGAGGATGGGAACCTTGTCATCAACGAGGAGCAGGCGGCCATTGTCCGGAGGATTTACGGGATGTTCCTGCAGGGGCGGTCGCCGTTTGCCATTGCAAAGGTGCTGACAGAGGAAGGCATACCCACTCCCGGCGGCAAGGCAAACTGGTCGGGAAGCACGGTACGGAGCATCCTCACGAATGAAAAATACAAAGGGGATGCCCTTTTGCAGAAGGTGTACACGGTGGATTTCCTCTCCAAAAAGAAAAAGGTCAACGAAGGCGAAGTCCCGCAGTATTATGTGGAACACAACCACGATGCCATCATAGAGCCTGCCGTATTCGAGGCAGTGCAGAAGCAGATGGCTGTCCGGCAGACGGGAACGAACCGGCAGAGCGGCGTGGGCATCTTTTCCAGCAAAATAAGATGCGGCGACTGCGGAAGCTGGTACGGCTCGAAGGTGTGGCATTCCAACAGCAAGTACCGCCGGGTGGTCTGGCAGTGCAACCACAAATTTGACGGCAGGGAGAAATGCGGCACTCCCCATCTGGACGAGGAAACCATCAAGGCGCTTTTCGTGAAAGCGGTCAATATCCTGACCACGGAAAAGGATGAGATCGCCGCTAACTTCCACGCCATCAAAGGGCGGCTCTTCGATACGGCGGAACTGGAAGGGGAGCAGTCACGGCTTCAGGAAGAGCTGAATGTGGTGGCGGGGCTGATACAGCAGTGCATAGATGAGAATGCCCATGTCGCCCTCGACCAGACGGAATACCAGGCGAGGGATGATGGGCTGGCAGAGCGGGTATGCCCATGTCGCCCTCGACCAGACGGAATACCAGGCGAGGTATGACGGACTGGCAGAGCGGTTTGACCAGACGAAAGCAAGGCTGGATGAAGTGGGAAATGCCATCACGGAGAAGCAGGCGAAAAAGGAGCAGATAGAAAGGTTCCTTGCCGAATTGGAACGGCAGGACGGAGTGGCCACGGAGTTTGATGAGAACCTCTGGTACAGCCTGGTTGATTTTGTCACAGTTTTTAATAAAGAAGATATCCGCTTTACATTTAAGAATGGAACGGAGATCAAGGCATAAATTTGGAGTATATTATACCAATTATAAAAAACAGTCTGGAGTTAAAAGTCGTTTCAGACTGTTTTTATTCTTCGCATACAAACTATCTAAGTTCTGCAAGGTTATCACAAATAGAGTTGCTTTTTAATCATAAGAACAAATAAATATTCTGGATATTTTAATTGAATTTGTTTAGAGATTCTATTTGGTTTTGCAATTCGTGAATTTTTTTTTCTATCGCATGTAATTTCTGTGTAAAACTTTCATCACATTCAAATGTTTTATCAAATTCCATATATGATATATATGGTTGATAATTGCCTTGATACTTATTATAATGTTGTAAAATATACCATGATCTAAAACCATCTAAAAATCCAAATTGAGGAAGGAACTTAGCTGCATTATCAGTTAAATCATCACTACCTAATCCATAAATATCATACATAGTAAAATGTAAAGTATACTCATAATTCTTACCATCAAATTTAAATGATGTTACTTCAATTCTATTACCATATAAGCTATCAACACAAATTCCAAGACCTGAAAAATAATCATTATAAATAGGTTCATAAACTTCTTTATTTTTCATTTCGTTAACCATAAAGCAATCATTTCTTGAACTCCTATTATACTTTATAGGAAATATTCTGCCGTTATTTGACTTTATTGAATTTTCAAAAATTTCAGTAACTGCATCTACATATTTATGTGTATTTATATGATTTTCAACTTCTTTGTTTAAAGTATTATTATGATAATCTTCCCCAGTGCCAACCATAAAATGATTCACCATATCTAACGAAACTTCAACCATATCACCAGAAGAAAGCAACCACACCAATATCTTCCATGAAGTTTCATAACCTTTTTCGTTTTTTACTAAAAAATCCGCCCAATTAATCCATGACATATCTTCTAAGTCACTTTTTGATTTATCAGCATATTGAAAATCTTCCGGTCTATTTAATTCACTACATGTTTTTAAATCAATATCGTTTTTTTCTGATTCATATATTAAAAATTCATGCACCGTTGAATCTATAGGATTATTATCTAATA